AAATTGACGCTAGGCACCCCCTAGGGGGGGGGCAATTGGGCTCGTTCAGGGTGAGGGAGGCCCTCGGGTGAGTATAATAAATTTCGGGTTCAGATATACACCTGCCCGCCCCAGCGTATTCCCTATTAGTAACCAAGAGATAGCACGGTGCAGACCCAGTGCTTATACTAGACTGCACTAGAACTGCACTAGGCCTGCACTAAGCCTGTAACGCGCACCACCACCCGTCTAGTACTGCCAGCAGGTGGAGCTGTACCGAACTCCAGTAAGAAGCCGGTTGTAGTCTGGCTCACTAACAGAACCCTGTATGTGCTCGTCCAATCCGGTACCACGGACTCCACTGTGTAGTTGGTGTTCGCAGCCGTAAATGGCAGATTAACCGGGAACACTACAGTAGTACCGTTACCTGTTAGGTTCAACACTATAGTGGCCTCGTTACGATAGCCCCGGTTGTCCTTGGACTGGTAGTTAGTGAAAGTACTGCCAAGGTAGACCTTACCGTCACCAAACGTATTCACGAAGTCATTGTCCAGCATACGCGCATCCGCAACAGTACCAACCCCCCAGTGCACGTCATACCCTGCATTGCTCATGAAAGAGTTACTGATAATGTCGGTCTTATAGGCGGCAGACAGGTTCGCCTGTATATCAATACCACTACCAGTACTAACCTTGACCATCCCGGTTCCGTTATCCGTATACGTCTTCTTGCTGCTGTTGCGGATAATGTTGCCGCGTATAGTCAGCCCTACATAGCCAGAGGCGTAGATACCAGAGCCGCACCGGTCTATAAAGTTGTCCAGCATAGTACAGTTAGTTAGACTTCCCATGGATCCGATACCCGCACGTTTACAGTCAATGGCTGCGCTATTACGTACACTGCACAGGTCGATGTTGTTCTCTCCGATGTACATCCCGTCCTGACAACGAAGGCTAGTACCACCATCGAAGACAGCGTCATAGCAACCATTCATGTCCGCCCCGTTATCCACACAGTCTACAGCATACCAGTTTGTAACTTTGTGGTTCTGACATTTACCGTTAGCTATGCCGATGAAACCAGCACGGTAGATGGTATCATGGTCGCTACTGCATCCGTAAGTAAGGCCTAGAGTATCTGCCCTGAACTTGATGCCGTTAGTATTTACGTCCATGATTAAGTTGTAGCTGGACTTGTGCCGTATACAGTTCGTGACGTAGATGCCACCCGCGTATTCCCCTGTACCTACCACATTGCTAATACGGAGTTTGTGCGTACGTGTATCTGTACAACCTTCGAAGTATGCAGCAGCAGATTTAGTGTTAGTTATGAAGAAGTCCTCAAGAACTACGTTGGCCTTATTTACACAACTAACCGCGCGCCACTGCGTGGAGTTATTACTGGCGTTGCCATTTAACCCACCGGCATCCCCTAGACCTAAGATGGTACACGCGCTCCCCGGAATAAGCATGTGCCCACTGGCGGATGCCCGGTGCGTTACCTGGGCGGCCAGTATCAGTGTACTATTGTCAGGCATAACCACTGAGTTGACCTGAACAGGGATATCCACGACTAGGATACTGCCTGGATTCTCATTCAGACCCGCCACTATAGCGGTGTCCGCCAAGGCCCCCGCCTCAATCCTAGAACTGAGATACTGTCGCTCTAACAGTACCGGGGACTTTGCTTTTACAAGTTCACTTAAGGCCATTTATCCTCCCACCTTTTTAAGTGCCGACACCGCGGTATTTATATTCTTATACTGGTCCCCAATGGCTTTACTCTGCCACTGCCTGCGCTCCCACAGGCCCCAGCACACTTTATTGCGCTGCCCGTTAATATACTGGGAGCAATCAAAGGTCCAGCGGTTAGTGCCCTTGTACACCCACCCAACCCCTGGGGAATTCTTCTGGTACTTACTAATATAACGCCAGTCCAGTACAGCCTTCGAGGCCGCTGCATAATCAAGGCTTTTGAGGTGGCGTTTCACGGAGCTACCGTTGAACCCGGCTACGCCCACGTTGTACGTGAAGTCCAGGGCACCCAGCAGAGCCACGTCAGAGAGTTGCATAGGAAGCCCGTCAAGGGCCTTTGCGTGTTCCCCTGCTGATTCTATCAGCTGCTTCTGACAATCGCTCAACGTGGCCCTCTGGCCCATTTTGACGCCCTTTGTCTCACCGTAGCAGATAGTCGGGATACCCGCGCTGTCTTTGTAGGCGGTAAGGCTCAAGCCCTCGTTGTGCTGGATTACCCCGGTGATAGCACCACCGAGCATAGTGGCCCCCGTTAGGGCCGCCACAACCTTAGCCCTTAAACTCATATTTAATAGTCCCCTTACGTGCCTGCTCCTCTAGGAGCTTGAATGTACGTCTCTTGTAATACGCATTCCACGCCAGGGTTAGCACTGCGCACACCGTCGCAGTGATGAAGCTGATAGTGCTCCAGTTCCAGCTCATTAACTCTGCCAACCAACCCCCTGATACCGTAGCGCCGGTAACTGCTGCACCTGCCCGAGTAGCGAGGTCAGACCCAACCACGTCTCCTACCTTAATCATCCTGCTGCCCCTTCTTCCTGAACAGCTTACGAATCACCAGAATGACCACTAGGAAGACCAGAGGAATGCTGGCCCCAGCTAATCCGGCGAGGATAAGACTGTAACTATCATTGTTAACTACCTGCAGGCGCTCTGCCTGGATTGTCCCGGTGCTAATAGTTTGCACCTGCTTCTTACTGGACGTGTCCAAAGTGCCTACATTAGAATCCTGTACATCGGTTTTGTTGGTGGTGCTGGAGTCCACCTTGTTGTTCAGGCCAACGGTTTGCTTGGTGTTTTCGGCACCAACCTGAGCAGATACATCCGGCTTAGAACCAACTAAGCCGGTGAGTGCAGAGGTCGCCGAGCAACCAGTCAGAGTAACCGCGAGCAGTAACCCAGCGACCAGTTTACGCATTAGCTAGCAGCCTTCACTGCGGCTACTGCAGCTTCAAGTGCAGCAATCTTGGTATCGAAGGCGGCACCAGTCTGAGCCACATCCTGCGGCTGCGTAAGGATAGCGTACAAGTCCTTACCGAGAATGTTCAGCTGACGCAGCAGTTCCTGCTGTTGCGCTGGGGTTGCTTTTGCAATTGCCATGTGTACTCTCCTTATTCTGCCGCGTCAGTGGCGGCTACGAATGCACTCTGCAGTGCAGTGAACGAATCATCAAACGCTGTACCAGAACCCTCGCCGAGCGGCATGCCTGTACCCGTAAGGGCAACGTAGCCAGTCTTAGAGAGCTGCGACAGCATGCTGAACAGGCGCGCCTGCAGCGTACCGTCATCCTTGAAGGCTGTACCGGCACGAGTGGCCGTATAGCCCTGGGACTGCATGTACGTGAAGAACGTGTTCAGCTTAGTCAGGGCGGTCGTACCTACGAAGCCTACGTTGTAGTCTGGCTGCACCTGCTTCTCCAGGTTCTGGCACGTGCCTACAATGGCGTACTGTACGTCCGCAGTTTTAGCTGCGATGATTGATGCCATTATCTTCTTCCTCTATGTTGTTTACCTCTGCCGCGGCTCTGCAGCCGAGCAGCTACACCCCGAAGGCCCTTAGACACTTTGCTTTGTGCCCAATCCAGTGGGTTCTCAATGAAGGCCCGAGCCATCTTCTCAGACTCACGCTCAGCCACCACTTTCTCATCTTCCACCAGATGCCCGTTCAGCGTAGCCACCATCATGGCGATTGCGTCTGCTCGGTCATCTTTAGCCAGGCTGCCGCGGTCGTACGTGATACCTGCCAACTGCGCGAACGCAGAGTACAGCCAACGCCTATCGCGGGAGTACGCCATACAAGTGCTAATGTCGTCGTGAATAGCACGCTCATGCACCACCAGGCGGTGACGACGAGTAACTGGGCTGATTGTGTCGATGATACGACGCTCTTTCTGCGTGGAGTTGTTCAGGTCCCTTACACCGATACCGGCGAGACGCCGCTCCCGTAACCGGTTCAGGATAAGCATAGACACGGTACCGTGCCCCATGTTGCTCTCCACCACCATATCCGGGATGTCCAACTCTACGCACAGGTCAATCAGTTTATCAATATTCTCTTCGCTGATACCTCCTTGGAAGCCACCCACTGAGAATAGGTGAATGTACGAGTTCGCAGCACCCCCAGCAGCGTAGGACACTTCGTCTCCGCCACAACCCGCCGGGTCCACCACCAGCACCTTATGCTGGTACGGCAGGTGCATGTCCCCGTAGAATGCCGGGAAGTACATCTGCTGACCCATAATCCCCTCATGCTCATGCTGGTACAGGTACCGGCGGTCTGCGATGTAGGAGAACGTCTCCGGGGAGGAGTCCTGGCTGCCAGAGTAAACTAGCATATCCGAGAGCTTAATGCGCGTACGCATCTGGTCGGACAGGGTGGTGTCGAGCATGTACTGCAGCTGGAAGCCTTCCGGACCGAAGTCCAGCTCCTTCTCAATCAGTGCATCCTCGTCATAGCGCCCGGTGTCAGTGCTCTCGCCTAGCGTCCCATCGACGCCGAAGCCGGTGCGTTTATAGCCGCACTCAATGAGCTCCAGTATATAAGGAGCAAGTGTACTTCCATATCGCTCTTCCATTTCAACAGACGGAATGCGTCCGGGCCACACTCGGACCTCGAAGCCACGCCCCGGCAGGGTTTTATAGATACTGTCCTTGGTCTGCGGTGTACCCAGGTACAGCGTATCCCCGTGCGTACAGATAGCTGCGAAGTCTTTAGAAATCATCAGCAGCTGCTCACGCTGGGTTTGCGTTAAGCCGTTCTTGGTGGTCTCAATCCTATACATTAAAGGGAGGGCGTTACTCCTCCCCCTACCTACTACTTGTTACCCCAGCGACGGTTGCTTGCGTCTGACAGGTTCTCAGAGGCCGGGATAAATCGGCACGTATTCTCCAAATTGTTAAGTAGTAGATACTGCATGTTCCCATGCAGAGTAGACTATATCTTCACTCAGTAATCACTGAGGCCCCCCGCTTCCCGGCACTTGCCAGTACTCCTTACGGATAGTCGTTACACGTTCCTCAAACGAGGCTTCGCTCGGTATTGCCCGGTCTGGGTTTCCACCGAATTCAAGGGGTTTAATGACGACCATGATGTTAATCGTCAGGAATCAGCAGGTCCGCGCGCTTACCTTGCAGCGATGCAGTAATACCTACGCAGGCTACGCTGGCGGACTTATCCAGCGGTTTCAAGTCGCAGTTGACATCATAGCCTTCGAATGAAGTACGGTCCCCACGAGTAGGGTCAGCCTTCAAGTAGCACAGAAGCGGCCAGGTTTCCAGCATACGAATGATTAGGTTCGCAACGTCGGACGCCTGCTTCTCTGCACCGGACACAATCAGGATACGGCAGGATTGGTCCTGGATGAGCCTCCAGACGGCGTAGAGCGCAGCTAGGGTAGACTTAGCTTCACCACGCTGCGCGGCCACCATGCGCTTCCTGGGGCCCTTCTGCATGTACTCTGCAATGTCGGCCTGCATGTCCGTGAGCGTAAAGCCCAGGAAACGCATACCAATGTATGCGAATTCCTTGAAATCACTGAGGGCAGCCGCCATCATCATGGCGATATCCTCGCGCTCCTCTTTGGGAATACTGCGCGGATTCGCGCTATAACCAGTAAGTTTCTGGTTGAGCATGCGCAATCGTCGCGCAGTCTTCACCGATACCATTAGACAATTCCTTCTAGTAAGTCCTCAGAGTCTGAACCACTAACCTTGTTTAAAATCTCTTGCTTACGCGCCTCTCTGCGCGCAGACAGTTCGTCATCGAACTCATCTCGCAGGTCCTGCATCTCCTCGGAATCTGCATCCGCGGTGATGTCGTTGTCCTTCAAGAACTTAGCGATAACGGATTTATCTGCGGCCGGTAGCGGCACCTCGTCTTCCTTAGACTGCTTGATTTCTTCAATCAAGGCCTCGGTGAACATACGGTGCAGCTCCGAGAGGCGACTGCGTTTAGCTGCTCCTGCCATGCTCTCCTCCTATCATGTAGATAGCACCCCACTGGTGCGTAGCGCTGCCAGCAGTGCGTTAAATTTAACCACTACATCCCCGGTGTCTGTTGCATCAGATACAGCTGCAGCCTTGTCTACGTACGCCAAATCTCCCAAAGAGTCGGCCAAGTAGTCTACAGACGCTTGCGTAGCAAAGCCATCCCCTGCGGTTACATCTACCCCCAGCCGGGCAGCTACAATAGTGCCTGCAGGTAGGGTATTTGCAAACAGTATAGTATTGTCTACAATCTCAAAACTGTAGCCGCGAATCTGCCCAACCCCATTAATCTCCACCACAGCCTTAGTGAAGGCCAGGCCGGGAACTACTTCATCTGTAGCCTCGGTTAACACCGTACTCCAAGGGTAGCTTACTGTCTCCACCCCACTTATAAAGGTATTCTCCAGAGCGGACGTACGCATACTCAAAGCATCGTCAGCTGCCTTCCGCGTAGCAGCCTCTGCGTCAATACGCTGCCCCAGTAAGGCGTCAGCAGCGTCTACGTACGACTTAGTAGCAGCATCCTGGGAGTTAATTGGGCTGGCTAAGTCAGTTATGCGATACCCATTCATACTAATAGTGCCATAGAATCCGGGGATAGCACGGCCCTCCACCAGTTCTTGCGCCAGATGTAAGAACTGTGTGTTTTGGGAGTCTACGTTTACCTCAATGAACGGAGAACCACTGGCGAATTCAATGTACAGATACTCTCGCTCTGTCTTACGGATTAGTAGCACAGTCGTGCTTGCTGCCAAGGCTGTATTTAGCCTAATATTAGTGGAGCTGGTCCAGGTGTACCCAGTGGTTTCCACACCGTCTAGGTATACATGAATATAGGACTTGTCCAAATACTCAATATCGCACTGGATATCCTGGGTACCAGCTGGCTTGATTTGTTCTTGCCAGCTGAATGCCATATTAATCGTCTCCGAAGTTATTGATGATAGCTCGCGTAGGTGCGAATTCCTGGATTAACGGGACCTGCTTAGTGAAGGTCTTGATGTCCATATTACCGGTAGCCAGGTCCTGTACGGCCCCGAGCAGCCCTGTGACGTAACCCATAGATGCTAATGAGTGACGAGGGGAATCTCCCAGGAAGATATCCTGCAGTAAGGATACCCCGCCGATGGCACTCATACCCATTACGGACTCACCGATGAGTTTCTGGGTGTCTACGTCCTTCCCGTCCATGCCATGCTTAGCCATAGTAGCCAGCAGCATTAACGGGAACTGGTACGCCATAATGTGGGCTACGCCAATCCACCCAGCATCGTTCAGCTCTCTACGCAGAATCTTGTTAGTGGCAGCCAGTGCGAAGCTCTGGTACCCTACAACGACTTTGCCGATAGGGTTGAACTGTGCAAAGTGTGAGGTCTCTCCAGTACGAACCTGCTGTACCAGGTAGTCCATCATACGCGCCCCTACAACCTCAACTTGCATTTGCAGGTCCGGCTGGAACATAGCGCCCGGGTTGGCCTTGTTGGCAGCGATAGCGCGGTCTGCAACATCCCGGGTAAGCCCGAAACGCTCCAGACGCTTAAACGCCTCAGCATCACCCTTGAACATCTGCGTAAGCTCATCCGCCACAATGCCGGAGTTCAGGTTAACCTGCAGCCGGTGCACCATACTCATGCCGTTGACGTGACGTGCAGCCTGCCCAACGTTCTGGGTGACGTTGAACCAAGAGGCCTGACGGGTCAGGTCCAGGTTATCGTCGGCGTACGTATTCAACCAGCGGAAACGCATCTCCTTCTGGATGTTGCCTCGCAGCACGGTGTCTAGACGGGCAGCCATATCCGGAGTCTTGATAGCTACGGCACCTTCCTTGAACCAAGGTTGGTCTCGCATACTGTGCAGCACACGGGCCATACCGAACTCCTTCATAGCCAACGCAGTGTCTGTCAGCTGATACAGGCCGGAGTTCTTGAGCATAGTGGCGTTCGCCATGTTCCCAGCTGCTCGCAGCAAGTCCGGAAGCTGTCCTGCATCAGCAGGTGCCCCGCCCAGGATAAAGTCGATGGTGTCATTAACGGTCTTCTCCCACTTAGCGGAATCCGCCAGTGCGTGCTTGGACTCGTCAATCATCTTAGCGAGCTGCCCCAGGTCCTGTACTCCTGCATAGGCCATACCGACACGCCCAGACATACGGTTAGTGTACCCGTGCATAACCTTGGCTACGTCAGTATCCATCAGGTCCTGCATACGCATGCTCTTTCCGTTAATCAGGTACTCTTTGTCCATGTTGAACCGAGTACGCTGACGCAGGTTCCGCGCGGGGGATGTGCTACCGGATTCGCGCACGTTACCAGCCAGGAAACTCTGGATTGCAGACTCTTCTATACCAGCGCTACGCATAGCCATAACGACCTCATCGTTACCCATGCCGTTAATCAGCTGCTTCCACATAGGACCAGACTGCCCAGCGCGGCCATTGTAGATACCGTCAACCATCTCCTTAGCAACACGCTGCACTACCTCTGACTCCATGCTCGGGTACACGTCCCGCAGGGCGGACCGGAACAGGGCTCGGTAGTCGTCCAGAGTGTTACCCTGTGCGATACCTTGACGCATCTTGTCGTAGCTGTACTGGCGCGGGAAGTAGTAGTCGGATTTAACCAACGCACCATCATCCACTAGACCGGCATTGAGCATATGCTCGTGCCACTTGCTAGCCCAGCCAGAGCGACGGTAGGCATCAACCAGCGGAGCAATCTCTGCATCCGGCACCGGAACAGCGCGGCCGTTTACGTCAGCGCTGTAGGCAGCATCTAGGTACTTACTCAGGCGGTCTTCCAGCGCAGCCCGCTCAGCGCGGAAATTACTACGATGGAAGAAGCGTGAGAGCACCCCTACACCCTTATCCTTCAACGCGCCCAGGATAGCATCTTCCACTACGCTGGCGCGAGCATCCATCTCCAAAGTGAGGTTACGCTTGTAGTCTACCACTGACGGGCGACGGCCGCCCACTGCGGACGCATCCGACACTAGCAGTTTAGCCAAGTCTTCGTTGCCTTGGGCGATATTATCGTACAGGGCAAACATAGTGGAGAGCTTCTTCTTAGCGCCGTCCAGCATAGCTTGCGCGCGCTTAGCCTCGTTGAGGGTAGTGCTGCCCGCCAGGTCCTGGAAGGCCTCACTACGGAAGCTCTGGGCTTGGTCTGCATAATCCTTAGCTGTCCACTTAACTGCGTCCTCATATGCATCCAGTACATCCTCCAAGGCAGAGCCTTTGGCCTTGATGCCCAGGGCATTCATGATGTACTCACCCAGTTGGCGGAGCATGCTCTTACCGGTGGGTGATTGCGTCCGCGCCAGGTGCTCAACCCATTCCGGGCTGTCACCTAAGCCTGCCAACATCTCGTGCACACTACTGGCGTAGTACCGCATACGCGGCGTCAAGGTTGAGTCGGCTGCAATAACAGCACGCACTTCCTCCAGACGTTTAGCAATCTCGGGATTACTGTCAACGGCGCGCGCAGTAGCGGCATGAATCAGTTCGTGCACGGCCACCTTGCTTGTATCTGCATCCATAGCGCGCAGCGCATCACCG